ACTTGTCTTCCGCATGATGTCGATGTCGGTTGGAAGACTTGCAATTTTACCTTTTCTGTATGCCTCAAGGGTTAATGGATAACCAGTAGTCGAGTAATACTCCATTGCCTCCTTGTTGGCCTGAGCCGTATCGGATGGCGAAACCGATGGAGGGGGCGGTGGTGCAGGAGGCGGTGATGGTGCGGATCCCATATTATTTGCTTTGTGTATGTTTAGTAGCTGAAAGCAGTTGAGTCAAGCCATTATAGGCCAATCTAGACATAACTCTGAATGGATACTCCTTTATCACGCCGCCAAGGTGATTCCGTCTCGCTGCGAATCTTGGCCTTTCGCCCCACACCGTAAGTAATAGGTCTATCAATCTTGCAAGGTTTTTCGGCTCTGGAGCAATGATCAGCTCAACCCAACACACATCACCATATGGATCGCTAAAATAAGGATCTTCAACCGCTTGCTTGACTGAGTTCACAAATCTTACCATCCCAACTCCACATATTTCTCCGTCTATGTTTATGTATCCAAGGAGCTTGTTTTCACGGTACCAACGCAGCCAAGGCTTAAAATCACCCCATGAT